GTTAGTTGTGCGTAGTGAACTTACAAGTATGTGTTCACATCATCACCAGATTGTTAGAGGTGTTGCATACATTGGTATTATTGCTAGTGACAAACTAATTGGACTAAGCAAATACACAAGGATTGCTCAGTGGTGTGCAGAACGTGGTACACTACAGGAAGAACTTGCTAATGACATTGTTAGAGAGATTCAAAAAGCAACAGGTGCAGAACACTTAGGCGTTTACATACAAGCAACACATGGATGTGTTGAAAACAGAGGTGTTAAGGCACACAGTTCGCTAACACAGACAACTGTACTAAAAGGTGCATTTAAGGATGATGCAGGCACAAAGAAAGAGTTTATGGACAATATTAAACTACAACAAGAATTTGCTTGTGGAAAATAATGGTTAGTTTATTTACAAAGAAAAGTAATTTATTAAATGATAATATAGATGATTGGTTTCATGTATATAAAAAATTTAGTGATTTAGAACCCTGTGCAGTAAAAGTTATGGATGTCAATGGCGTTCATATTGCAATGGAACATATAGACCTTTCTAATTGTGTTAACATTATAGACTACTTAACAAACTACGATACACATGTTAACAAAGTAACTTCTGAGTATTTTAGATTAATATCTAATATATTTCTTTTTCAAGATAATTATCCCTTTATATATTTTGATCTTCACAAAGAAAATATAATGGTGAATATCAATACTGGACATATTACTTTATTAGATCCAGATTCATTTTTCTTTTATAATCCTAGTACATTTTATGCACCAGGTAAAGACAAGGATATAGATTCAATGAGATATTTTGAAGTAAGATTAAAGTTCCAAAACTTTACAGCAGAAATTTTTAATTCATACTTTACTAATAGTAAAAACTGGTCAAAGCATAGAAATTTAGTAGAAGAGAGAAATATAGCATGAAGTTGAGATATTCAGAAGCGTTTTATAGCGTACAAGGCGAAGGCAAGTTCGTAGGAGTGCCTAGTGTATTCTTACGTACATTTGGGTGTAACTTCCGTTGTATGAACTTTGGTGTAGATACTAAAAAGAATCGCACAGAGTTACATGCAGAAGGACAACGATACAATCAAGAAGTAAAAGATTTGATTGATGCAAAGGTACACGAAACAACTGAGAAGTTTGAGGACCTGCCCATTATACATACAGGTTGTGATACATACGCAAGTATCTATCCTGAGTTTAAACACTTTAATAAACAAGCAGATGTAGAAGATGTAGTTGAACATCTGCTATCGCTCACTCCTAATGGTAAGTGGGTACAAGATAACGGACAAGACGTACATCTTATCTTGACAGGCGGTGAACCGTTGTTAGCGTGGCAACGGCTTTACGTAGAGCTATTTGAACATCCACGTATGCAGGATTTAAAAAATGTTACATTTGAAACAAACACTACACAAAACTTACACGACGAGTTTAAAAACTATCTCATCAATCAAGATAGATTTACAGTCACTTGGAGTTGTTCCCCAAAACTTAGCGTTAGCGGAGAACCTTGGGAGACTGCTATTAAGCCTGATGTTGCTAGTGAGTATAGCAGTATTAACGGTAGTGACATGTATCTTAAGTTTGTTGTCGCTACTCAAGATGACTTTGCAGAAGTTGAAAAAGCTGTCAGTGCTTATCAAAGTGCCGGGGTACAATGTCCAGTATATCTTATGCCGTTGGGCGGACGCAGTGAAGAATACGCCCTCAATGTTAAAGACGTGGCAGAAGCGTGTATGGAAAAAGGATGGCGATTTACGCCCAGACTCCACATATCCTTATTCGGAAATGCGTGGGGCACTTGATCAAGTGCAAAAAGAAAGACTCGAAAAGGCAATGAAGGCTCCAATTAACAAGCCTATGAGTCCAGAAGAAATGAGACAAAAAGGATTAATATGAAAAACTTTTTAAAAAGACTAACAGGATTAGATAAAGTAGAAGCGGCAAAAGCACATGTTGAAGCTGAAAAGATGGCTCTTTTAGAAAAGAAAGATCCAAAAGAATATCACACAAGACGCAAAGAACCTTGGGTTAATGTACTTGATGTTAAAGTTAATCAAGATAATGTAAGAAATGGTTTCTTTGAACTTGACTGGAATCAATACTTTATTACGCAGCTTATTCAAGCAGGATATGGTGTTGATAACGATCCAGAAGAAGAAATTGTTGATAGATGGTTTCGTGATATCGTATACAATATGCTAGAAGACGAAGGACTTGACACTAATCGTGGAGCAGGTTATATAAACGTTACTCCTATCGACAAAGGCAAAAGTGAAGTATCATAGTGCTTGACACAAGCCAGATCTGGTGCTATAATAGTACTATAAATTACACAAAGGCAAACTAATGGCAACTTATATTCTAGTAGACACTGCTAACACTTTCTTTCGTGCAAGGCATGTAGTACGTGGTGATATTGACACTAAGGTCGGTATGGCACTGCATATTACACTCAACAGTGTTAAAAAGGCATGGCAAGACTTTGATGCTAGTCATGTTGTATTTTGTTTAGAAGGACGCAGTTGGCGCAAGGATTATTACGAACCTTACAAGCGCAATAGGCAAGTAGCACGTGATGCATTATCTCCGCGTGAAGCTGAAGAAGATAAACTGTTTTGGGAAATCTTTGACGAGTTTAAAGATTTTGTAAATAACAAGACTAACTGTACTGTTATGCGGCATCCACAACTAGAAGCAGATGATCTCATTGCTGGCTGGGTGCAATCACATCCTAATGACAATCATGTTATTATTAGTACCGACGGTGACTTTGCACAACTTATTGCTCCTAATTGTAAACAATACAACGGTGTTAGTAACACTACAATTACGCACGAAGGCTACTTTGACGACAAAGGCGCACCTATTATAGACAAAAAAACAAAAGACATAAAGCCTGCGCCTGAGCCTGACTTTATGTTGTTTGAGAAATGTATGCGTGGCGATACTAGTGACAATGTGTTTAGTGCATATCCTGGTGTACGAAAAAAAGGCACTAAGAACAAAGTAGGTCTTATCGAAGCGTTTGCAGATAAACAAAACAAAGGCTATAATTGGAACAATATGATGTTACAGCGTTGGGTAGATCATGAGGGTACAGAACATCGTGTACTAGATGACTATCAGCGTAATGTTGTGCTATGTGACTTAACTGCACAACCCAGCGAGATTAGAGAGATAATTAATAACACTATAGCAGAAGCAACAACTAATCCGAAAGATATCAAACAAGTAGGATTACGATTAATTAAATTTTGTGCTAAATGGGATATGCAACGTATTGCAGATAACGCTCAGCACTATTCAGAAGCATTACAAGCGAGGTATATAAATGACTATTAATGCCAAACCTGTCTTAAAAGACAAATTTTGGATTATAGAACAAGATAATCAAAGAGTAGGTACTCTTTCATGGAACGACGATCGTTACATTTTTTCTAGTAGTGTAGAAACTTGTTTCTTTGACAACACTAAACAAATGAAGAAAAAATTTGGGACAGATGTTGTATTTGTAAATAACACAAATATTATTGAAGAACAGCTACCTAAAGAAAATAACATACACGGTTTTCCAACAAGTGTTTCTCCGCATAATTCAATGTATGATGTTAAACGCAAATTACCGTTGTTTACAAAAAGTTTTAAAAGTAAAAGTATGTATTGCGCAGGTTATTATGTAATACAATTTGAAAAGGGTTGGGTCAAAAGTTTTTGTCCAAAGTTAATTACTGTTGAACGTTACAATACACATGGTCCTTTTAAAACTGAATTAGAAATGCGTCAGGAGTTAAGTCGTGTCAACAAATGAACCACTGAACACTATTCCAATTCAACAGTTTATACAAGTTGTTAAATCTGCTGAAAATAGCAGATCTAACGAAGTAAGAATTGATATCAATACTGCAAAAAATCTTGCATTTACTTTAGGAATTGTAATGTCAAGATTGAACGGCGATCTAGAAAAGTTATTACAACGTAATACTAATTCACAAGAATCTATTCAAATTAATATGGATGGCGGAAGTAATTTTTAAACTACGTACATAAAAGGATAAATATACGTAGTTAATAAGGATTACGTATATGAGTAGACCAAAGCCAAACATACTTTTAGAAAAAGTAAATAATAAAACATACAGAAGCGAACAAATACTTGCTGCAGAAGCTATTTGGGCTGTATTCCACCAAGATAAACCATTTAATTTAAAAAGCTCAAATGCTCTTACTAATTACCCTGGTCCTAAATATAAAAAAACTAGTTTTTCTAATCCTGGCCATGCACATAATTTAGCAAAAAAACTTAATGATATGTTCAACTGCAAAGACTTTACTGTAGTTAAACTTACACAAGGTGAAAAAGTTACAGAATGAATAAAGAGGCTTACACTAAGATATTCCTTAAAGAAAAAGGAATGGCAATGAGCGAAGCCAATATCAAACAGTACATGCCTTTGTGGTGGAGAAATATACGTAATAAGGAAAAAGGCGGACTACGTTTAACTGAAGATGGTTTTGACCTACTTTCAGAAATAGGTATAGAATTATACGATATTCCTTATCCTAAAGATATGCCACTTACAACACAAGTTATAATATTTTTAGATCAATTTATTGATTGTCCCTACTATTTTACAAATAGAAGTATTTTTGTAACAAGCGAAAAGAAAGCAGTCGAACTTACTCTTTTTAGTGGCGATTTGCGCAAATACGGTATTACAAAAGCTATGAATCGTGACGAAAAAAATGCCAACGAATGAATGGAATCAACTTAAAAAGGTTATTGTAGGAATAGCAGATAATGCAAAAGTTTCTGCTATAGATAAAAGTGTGCGTACAGTTAATTACGCACATTTAGATGATGTAAGTAATATTCAAATTGGTATATATCCACAACAAGTAATAGACGAAGCAAACGAAGATTTAAATATATTCGTAGACTTTCTTAAAAAAGAAAATATAGAAGTATTAAGACCAAACGCAACAGATTGTGCTTATTACAACTATTGTCCTAGAGACAGTGTGTTTATACACGGAAATAGAACTATTGCAACTCCGATGCCTATACGTGCAAGAAGTAATGAATGGAAAGCATTTGAACACCATTTACACAATCCAATAGATTTATCAAGTTTAATGCCTGATAGTTTATATAATTTAGACTGTATTGGCAATAAAGATGTATTAGCACTAAATGAAACTTGTCCTGCATTTGATGCAGCTAATATAATACGTGCGGATGATCATATACTATACCTCGTAAGCAATAGTGGAAACAAACTAGGAGCACAAATTTTACAAGATACACTTCCTACAGCAAGTGTACATATCTTAGAAGGAGTGTACTCATACATGCACATAGACAGCACTGTAGCGTTTCTAAGAGAGGGGTTAATGCTACTTAACCCTAGTAGAATAAAAGACGTTAACGTGCTTCCTGCACCGTTTAATAAGTGGGATTACATTATGTGTCCAGAGCCAACAGATATAGGCTACTATGGCGATTATAATAATGCTAGTACATGGATCAATATGAATTTGTTAAGCATAAATCCTAACTTAATAGTTTTAGAAGAAAATCAACATAGTTTAAGAAAAGAATTAGAAAAATACAATATAGAGTGTGCTATGTTGCCAACTAGGCATCAGCGTACTTTAGGTGGTGGATTTCATTGTGTAACATTGGATATCGAACGTGCAGTGGACTAGTGGAAATGTATACCCGATATGGGACGATAGTTACAAAAATTATAACTTTGTGAAGCAACCTATTTCGCAAGACGAAATAAATTTATGGCGTTCACAAGGGTATGATCACAAAAGTTTTAGTGGCACAATGTATGGTGGTAAAAATGTTATGCCAGCTTGGATACACAAAGTTTCAGATATACTAAACTTACAAAAAAGTGGCCACGTAATTTATCGTATGGACACTAATGATATTATGCCTACACATTCAGACCACTATAATACATACTGCAAAGTCTTTAATGTAGAATATAACGATGTATATCGTGCAATAGTCTTTTTAGAAGACTGGAGGCCTGGGCACTATTTTGAAATAGATAATACAGGATGTACAAATTGGAAGGCAGGAGATTACTATTTATGGAAGGGGGATGTAGTACATGCCGCAAGTAATATAGGAATTGATCCTAGGTATACGCTACAAATAACAGGAACTATATTATGAGCGACCATATGGATCGATTATTTTTTTATAATTTTCCATTCAAGACGCCTCGGAATCATAGTTGGGCAACTGGCAAATGGACAGAAAGACTGCCTAGTGATAAGCCTTACGTAATATCAACAGCACACAATAAATTAGATTTATCAACATTAATGAGTCATGCTAAAATTAACAAACTAAAAACAACAGGTGTTGATTTTTATCTTTATGAAGTGTTAGCATCTTATACATGGAAGCGCGGCGAAAAAGTAAAAAATCGAGCATTCTATAATGAAATAGATTATACTCAAGAAGAACACGATAGATTGTATTGTGACGAATTTGACGCAATACAAAAACTTGCAGAACTTCTAGGCATTACAATTAATGTATATACCTGTGATTATAATGTAAATGAAATATATAAAAAACAATATAATCGACTTAACTTGTTTTGTTTTGATGTATTTTTGCAAAGTGTTTATAGGCACAAGAAATTTCAATTTCCTTTTATTCCTATAGTAAAAAAATTCCACTGTCCTAATTGGAGATATACACCTGCTAGACATGCTATAATGTCCTATCTTGCAAACAAAGAAGGGCATTACAGTTGGTATTTTAATACTACTGATATCGAATTTATAAAAGTTGATAAAAAATATATGTCTCAGATACACAAAGGCAATAAGATACTAAACGACACAAAGTTTGAAATTGATCACAATATTGATAAAACTAACATACACGATGTGTTTTCAGTAAAATATCCAAATAACGATAAAAATCAAGATCCACAATGGGATATGAATTTTTACAATTCACTACTAGAAAGCTTTGTTGGTATAGTTACAGAAACTAGATTTGCACAACCTACAGGAAATTTAAGTGAAAAAACTATACATACTATACATTGTAAAAGACCATTTGTATTAGTTGCTCCTCCATTTACTTTACAATATATGCATAAATTAGGTTACAAAACGTTTGATAAATGGTGGAGTGAGGATTATGATACTACGACTGATCATTTCAAAAGAATGGAAAAGATATTCGACATAATTGACTACATTAATTCACTAGATTTGCAAGAAATGCAAAAAATACTTGAAGAAATGGAAGATATTTTTTTACATAATTTGCAAGTCATTGATTATTATAAAGAAAATTTTCACCCAATTTTCAGATAACGGTTGACATTTTGCGTAGTGATGCTATAATATATGTATAGTTAATAAAACATAAGGGCAAATACAATGGAAGCTACATCACGTACAGTATCACCAAACAGTGCTAAGACTAGCATTACTCATGCGCTTAAGAAAAAGCGTCCGATCTTCTTATGGGGACCTCCAGGCATTGGTAAATCTGAAGTAGTTGAGCAGATTACTAGTACGCTTGGTAATTCACATTTAATTGATATTCGGCTATCTCTTTGGGAGCCAACTGATATTAAAGGTATTCCGTACTTTGATAGCAACTCAGGTACAATGGTTTGGGGTGCGCCTAGCGAACTACCTACAGAAGAGTTTGCAAAAGCATATGATAACATTGTACTATTCTTAGACGAAATGAATTCGGCGGCGCCAAGTGTACAAGCGGCTGCATACCAGTTAATTCTTAATCGTCGAGTAGGTCAGTATAAACTTCCAGACAATGTACTAATTGTAGCCGCTGGTAACCGTGATGCCGATAAAGGTGTTACTTATAGGATGCCTGCGCCGTTAGCTAATCGTTTCATACACTTAGAACTTGCTGTATCATTTGATGATTGGTTTGATTGGGCTGTAAACAACAATATCCATAACGATGTTGTTGGTTTTTTAACTTTTAGTAAGAAAGACTTATACGACTTTGATCCTAAATCTTCAAGTCGTTCTTTTGCAACTCCTCGTTCATGGACATTTGTGTCCGAACTTATAGATGATGCATTAGATGATGCTACTACAACTAATCTTGTAAGCGGTGCTGTAGGTGAAGGACTAGCAGTTAAATTTATGGCACACCGGCAACATGCCGCTGATATGCCTAACCCAACTGATATCCTTAACGGTAAAGTAAAAGAGCTAAAAAAGAAAGAAATAAGTGCAATGTACTCATTAACTGTGTCATTGTGCTATGAGCTTAAAGAAGCATCCGACAAGAACGACAAGAAATTTGATGCAAAAGTTAACAATTTCTTACGCTTTGCTATGGATAATTTCGATACTGAATTAGTTGTTATGGGCATTAAGCTTGCACTGACACAGTATGCATTACCAATTGATCCTGACGAAGTAGATTGCTTTGACGAGTTCCACGAGCGATTTGGTAAGTACATTAAAGCGGCACAAAGTTCTTGACAAATTGGTTAAACTTTGCTATAATACATGTATAGATTGAAAGGGCAAATGATATGAGTTTAGAAGGCACAAAGACTTGGACACCTGATCCAAATATTACTCCAGAACAATTAGATGAAATGCGTGTTGAAGTATACGATCGCATTATTGTTGCTCGTGTTGGCTTACTTCTACGTCATCCTTTCTTTGGTAATATGGCAACTCGTTTACGTATACTTGCCGCTGACGAGTGGTTACCTACTGCCGCTGTAGACGGCCGTAATTTATACTATAACACACAATTCTTTAATGCAATGAATAACAAAGAAATTGAATTTGTTATTGCACACGAAATATTGCATTGTGTGTTTGATCACTTAGGTCGCAGAGGCGACAGAGATGCACTCATATACAATATTGCTTCTGATTATATTGTAAACAATACTTGTGTACGAGAACGCATCGGACAAATTCCTAGCATTGTAAGTTGCTATCAAGACTTCAAATACGAAAACTGGTCTAGTGAAGATGTATATGACGACTTGTTTTCTAAATATGACGAAGAAGAACTTAGACAATTAGGCGAAATGCTTGATGAACATCTTGAACTAGATGAAGGTAATGGCGAAGGTCAGCAAGACGGTGGTGAAGATACAAAAGACGCCAACGGACATAACGTAAGCAAAAGTAAGCCTACATATTCTAATGATGAGTTACGTAAAATACGTGACGAAATAAAAGAGAATATGCTAAGTGCAGCGCAAAGTGCAGGCGCAGGCAACGTTCCGGCCGGTGTTGATCGTATGATCAAAGAACTAACAGAACCTAAAATGAACTGGCGCGAAATACTACGTCAGCAAATACAAAGCATAATTAAGAGTGATTTTACGTTTAGTCGTCCTTCACGTAAGGGCTGGCACACTGGTGCAATATTACCCGGAATGGACAATGACGAAACAATTGATATTTGTATTAGTTTAGATATGAGTGGTTCAATTGGTAATAAGCAAGCTGCAGACTTTTTAGGTGAAGTAAAAGGCATTATGGACGAATATCAAGACTACAATATTAAAATATGGTGTTTTGATACAAAAGTCTATAACGAAGATGACTTTATGGCAGATGACGGACGAGACATTACAGATTACGAAATCTATGGTGGTGGTGGAACTGACTTTGTAGCTAATTGGGAGTATATGAAAGCAAACGACATTACACCTAAGAAATTTTTAATGTTTACTGACGGTTATGCTTGGGATAGCTGGGGTGATCCAGACTACTGTGATACAGTGTTCCTTATTCATTCAAATGCAGATAAGAACATACAAGCACCTTTCGGAACAACTGTACATTACGATCAAGAAGCAGCATGATAAAAGAAAAAACAGTAAATCCATATGAAGTATTACAAGCAAGGCGTGTGACGTCAGCACCTCCTCACTTTGAATATATAGATATTCCTCTACGATATAATTTACAAGAAAGCTTAGACAAGTGGATACAGAAAGCATGTAAAAAAAGATATTATATCGGTATGAAGCTGAATATAAATTCTAAAACAGTAGCTAGAACTAAAACTACTGATATTACTATTGGATTTGAAGATTCCAAAGAACTTAGTTATTTCATGTTGGCGTGTCCACATTTGAAGTATAACTAAATAATATGCGCATATATAATAATACATAGGAGAAAAAACATTATGAGCGACGACAATTTAACACCTGAAGAAGCAACTACAGCACCTGCTGCAGAAGCAACACAAGGTCCAGATTTAACTGTTAACGATCTTCAGGCATTAAGAAGTATCATTGACGTTGCTAGTCAACGTGGTGCATTTAAACCGAACGAAATGGTTGCTGTAGGTCAAACGTATCAGAAGTTAGAAACATTTTTAACCGCAGTAGCACAACAACAAGGCGAGCAGACACCTGCTGCCTAAGGAGATAAAATGAATAATTTAAAACATGTAGGTAGAATTAAGAGCAATCAACGTAAAGTAGTCTTAGCATATATGACTGTTCCTAACGAGCCAGATAATTGTATTTGTGTAACTACAGAAAATTTGATGGCCGAAGAACACGATACGTTAATGAAATTAGTTGAATCTGATTCTGGACAAAATGAAGATGTACTTGCAAACGCCATGGCTAGAACTAGACTGCCAGATGGTAAAATAATGCTTTCATCTTTTCATCAGACTGGTAAAATGGTTAAAGTTCCAACTAATCAGGTTGAAATGACTCCTAATACCAAAACAACTATTCCATTAGACGATCTGATTCAAGCTATTGCACAACAAAAAGGTGTAGGAACAGAAGATTTAGCTAATGTAATGCAGGGTCAACCTGCCGCAACGACACCAGTAACAGAAGCACCACAAACAACAGACGGAGTTTTAACAGACGAAGAACTTGCAACACAATATCGATCACAAGCCGATGCGATGTTTAAAGAAGCAAAACGGTTAAGAGAACAAGCAGAAGAGTTAGTTCCTACTAAGCGTAAAGTTAAAACAAAGACTGAAGAGAGTGCCTGATAAATTACCAGATAGTGTTGTAGAACATTGGCCTGAAATTTTCGAAGACATAGAAATAAAGGCAGTCCCTGTTGAGTATTTAAAGTTTGTCGTTATCCGTTTTATAGACGGTGAAACTTGGGAAATAGATGTTCGTGAACAGACCTCAGAGTCTGGCGTTAGTGCTGAAGAAATGCTAGAAGAGTTTTTTGACAACTACGACGATAGTATTTTGAGTGTTGAATTCCAATTAGATACTATGAAAATCAAAAAAGATGTACAATCACGTACTAAATCTTTCATGAAGAAAAGAAAGTAATATCAGTCTTGTGATAAATACATATAATAAATGATTCAGGAGTAATATAATGGCATTACGTCTAAGACGCGGCACCGACGTTGAACGTCAAACGTTAACACCAGTAGAAGGTGAATTAATATATGTAACTGATACTAAGTCGCTGTACGTAGGCGACGGTACTACAACGGGCGGTATTTTAATTGCTGCATCCGGCGAAGTTAGTAATACATTAGCCGGTTTACTAGATACACAAATTATTGGGTTAGCAGACGGCGATTTAATAAAATATGATGCAGCTACAGGCGAGTGGATCAACAGTCAATCTGCATTAGAGTTAGAAGACGTACAAGATGTTATCTTTACTGCTACAACTAACGGCGATTTAGTACAATATGACGGGTTAAGTTGGGTTAACGTACCAGCTGGACAAATTGTAGGTAATAATGTTGCTGGATTAAACTTATCTGACTTTAACGATGTATTTTACACAGGTACTCCTAATGTAGATGATATCCTTATACACGATGGAAACAAATTTACAAACGTTGATATTAGGGAATTTGGTGATAAAGTTTTAAGTAGAGAAGGCACACATACTATTACTATTGCTGCAGATGATAGTACTATTATGGTAAATCCAAATAATAATCGTTTAACAGGTGATTTACACGGTAGTGTATATGATGACTTTGGTAATCTTATTATTGACGAGTTTGCTAAAAGTGCAGTAGTAGATATTAAAGATCCTACTAACACACATATTGTGTTAGATAACTTTACTGGCGATCTTAGAAGAGGCGAAACAGGTGATGTAATTATCCAAGGTGGCGCGGCTCCAGTATTTATTGGTGACGTTGACGGAAACCTAGCAGGAGACCTATTTGATCCTAACCTAGTAAAAATACTAGATTCAGGTGATAGAGAAATTACAAATGTTTTACTTACTAACAGTGATCTAAAGGGCGGCAGTATTTTTGCTGACGACAGCACTATTATCTTTGATAGTATAAGCGGTAAATTAAATCTAAATGATACTATTGCTGGCGATATAAGAACTAGTGTTCTTGATGATGTATCTAGATTAGTTTTAACAAAGGAATCAGATTCTGATCTTTCTGCAAGTTCAGATTTATACGGTCAGTTAAGATTTGACATTGACGATGCAGTTGGTTCAAAACCAGTAGCGTTTATAGGCGCCGGGCACGATCAAATCATAATTGGTCAAGACAATGGCGGTACTTTTGCAGACGATTCTAAGTTTATTATGTTTAAAGGTAATCAGCTTGGCGTGGGCACTAAAACACCTACAGCAACATTAGATGTCCGAGGTGCAATTAAGCCCGGAGTTTATGCAGACGATGCAGCACGTGATGCAGCTATTACTGCTCCAGTAGCAGGTATGATGGTGTTTAACTCAACAGGCACTAAGTTCCAAGGTTATACTGGCGCAGCTTGGGTAGATTTAAACTAATATATAAGAGATAAAAAAAACGCCCAATGGGCGTTTTTTTATGACTAAATTTTATGTCTTACTTCTTTGCAGCGTCTTCTGCTTTAATTGTAGATTTTAGTTCAGCTATCATTTCCTCTGCCATTTCAACAGTACGCATTGCTATCCTATGTGGCGTATTTGGAAACAGGAACGGAAAAAAGGCGTGGATATATCCTGTAATAGGATTTAACAACCCCCAAGAAGAAATTTTAATTGCATACCACATATGCTTAAAATAACTACTACGGACTTCTTTGAGATGTTCAGTGTTTACTAACCATCCATATTTGCCTAAATCTCCAAACTTCATTTTATACCTCGTGATGACTAAATGTTTGCTCAACTAAGCTTGCTAGCTTTTTTGCACAATACATAGATGAATCATTTAGTAAAAACGGAAAGATTCCGTGAATTGTACTTGTGACAAATACTGCTGCTGACCACGTGATCATATTAAGCCCAATTTTTAGGTGCCCAAAATAAGTTTCGCCTGCGCCTTCTTTATTTAAATGTGTTGTTAGTGTTGTCATTGTGTTCTCCTTTATATAACTTGTAAAGTAATATTTATATTAATACCCAACTAAACTTGCTATAACTGGTAGACGTACTTGAATATCAATATAGTTAAACCAGTTAGTTGTTCCTACTTCTATTGTATGATAAGATAAATGTTTTTTCAAATATTCAGTATCAAATGCACTCCAAAGAATTCCATTCTTATCTGTAGTATAAGAAACATCGCCGCCTTCAAAGGATAGATCATAATATTTTTCTTTAAATTTTTCAAGAAATTGATTGTTATTAGGATCTATATAAGTAAAAGCTATTCTATTAGTATACCGAGATAGATTATCTATACAATACAACATTTCTTCTAGTGTATGATGTGTAAACACACTGTTTGCAAATATAATATCATAATATTTAATCTTAGGAAAGGGTTCTTTTATATTTCCTGTAGGATTATAGTAAGAATGATACTTATTCCAATGAATACTATTGACTAGCGGAAAATCGTTATGCAAAAAATTAAGAGCTTCTTTACTGACATCTAAACAAGTATAGCTTTCCTGGCGTATTTTTCCTTCGCTGGAAGCGATAAGATTGCCTCTGTTACCTCCAAAGTCTAATATTGTTTTGTCATTGTAGTTATCTACAAATTGATCAAAAATTGAAAATGTATTAGTTTTTCTAAATATCATGGAAATATATCAGCAACGATATGTATACGATCCTCTTTGCTGCCGTTAAGTGCTGTATGAGCGTGTGTAGTACGTGTAAGACACCATTTATCTTGCTCTAAGTGCTTTACTTCGTCTTGTATTACCATTAAGCAGCCTTCCTGCGTTTTGATAGGATAGTGTAGTCTAGGTACAGGATCTTGATGCCATGCTAAACAAGTATTAGGAGAAGATTTCATAAGACGTATCCTGCCAATTTTATACATTGACTTAACGGCATAAAATAATTCCGCAAATGGTGTATCTACAAATATGTCGCATAAATGCCAATTTCCGTCCTTTAAGGATTGAATTACTTCACTTTGTCCTATCTTATCTCCAAAATTGTACTCTTTCAATAATCTGCCAACTCCGAATGTAGTATCATGAGTTAAATTTTGCGGAGCATTTATACAAATTTGGTTTCCGGTCCATTCAATATCTAGCTGTTGTAGCTGTGCATACAAGTTCAAAAAAGGTGGTAAGTCAACGTTTTCATAATATGACATTGCGTTTCCTTACAACGGCCTAGGAAACCAATTAGGTTTTCTGTTTTGGATATACAAGATTATTAATATAAATTCTCTATACAAAGGTATCATGCATGCAACTACACGCTCAAGTAGTGTAACTTTACTCCAAACACTACCAACAAAAGTATTATGTTTTACTTCCTTTTCAATTATATATATTGCAAAAAATGTAACAGGAAAATAGGATATGTAGAATAATAGTTCAAACATTAAAAATCTCACTTTCATTTTCACTAATAAGTTGCAGTACTTCTTCGTATGATCTATCTAATATTGTCATATGTAAGAAAATTCTATCCTTTTTATTAGTTTGTATACTATGCATCCTGCTAAGATTTAATACAGCACAGTCATAGTATACATCAACTGCTTCGTCCCAGGTGACAGGACTATCTGTGTCTAGCACTATTTGTATAGCAGTAGCATCTTGTTCAGTTCTTGGTTTTAAATAACTGTCTGCAGCCTGAATAAAAAAACTAGGAGAAACTGTACAACCAAGAATTTTTTCCATCTTTTGCACAATAGCATTAGCAGTTGTACATTCTGTAATATCTTCTACTGCCTTGAGAACTTCTAATTGAGGAATATCTACTAAATTTGTTGCTTGTAAAAATTCTTCTTTCAATGTGTCTTTAAGTGTTTGCTCTATTGATAAATTTTTCATGTATTTAATATTAGGTGCGGAAGGTTCTACATCTAAAAAGTTTTCAACTTTAGAATAATAACTTTTTTCTAAATACTGTCTAGCTTGCCTTCTAACTTTATTGTTTGCAAAAAGTTCTGTGAATGTCATTACTCTAAGCTCATCAAAAGTAAATCCTAAGCATTGATAAAACATCAAAAAGAAAGTAGACACTCTAATATCCTCTAAAATTGTGCCTTGCAAATGCTTTACATATTCAACTGTTTCATCTGCAGACCAATGCTCATTTGTCCACTTGTTTGCGGTGTCTGCAGAGTTATCAATTGTGTATCCATACAGTTCTGGATTTTTAGAAAGGATAGATGCAGTTCCTAGTTCTAAGGGACTAAACGAAAATGCATCAAATAAATGTTTGTTCTCTACAAGTTCAGCAGTCCATTTATCCATAGTTTCTCTACTATCATGCGGAAGTCCTGCAATAAAACTACCGTATACACTTAATGATCCGTTAAATTCTTCTTTTGCATTTCTGATTGTTTCGAATATAACTTCTTTAGGACATCCTTTTCCAATTGCTTTTGCTGACTCGAAATTTAAACTTTCTACACCTAAAAACCAAGCACGTACATTTATTTTCTTTAGCAGTTCCAGTTGTTCTGGATATCTTGCTATCAAATCAATTCTAATAAAAGCTGCAAATTGTAATTGTTCTGGCAAATCTATTTCATCAATAGCATCTGCTATTGCTTGTAATTTTATTGTTTGCTCGTTAAATGTATCATCTATAATTACATACTTAGTAGTGCCATATAATTCATAGTTTTGTTTTAATTCATCTTTTATGCGGTCTTTTTCTCTTAGAAAGGACAAGTCTCCTTTCTTCTTACCAATCAATGGATATGCACAAAACTTACATCTAAAAATACATCCTCGCCCAAACTCTATGCCCATACCGTCACCAGAATTCCAAAAATCTTCTGGGACATAATTTATATGTGCATTTCTAAAGTCAAAAAGCTCTCCTCTTTGATCGTAATCAATTACTTTTGGTTCTAATCCGTAAGCAGGATTATAATTAAGTATAGTACCATTTTTTATATGATCTGTTATGTGTAAAGCTGCATGTTCGCCCATTCCTACTACATAATAGTCTATACAATCCTTAACTAATGGCACACGATATGCATCCATTATACCGCCATAGACAGTTTTTATTCCTTTAGAACGTATGTAATCTGTCATTGATTTTATATCAACGTCATTAGTAGGCCAATGCCATAACATGTTCTGTTTTGCTGTATCTCTTGTGTGACGTTTTCTATAAACATCTTTTTGTGATCTCATAAACAGTGTAGAACTAAATCCTACCCATAAAGTATTATCACCTATTAATTTATCCAAGATTTGATTAATATTACCTTTTTGTATAAAGTGGGAAAAGTTACTTAATACAAATACACTATACCCTTCGTTACGAAGTGCAGAAGCAATTTTGTACCCGCCGACTGCTCTTGCAACATTAAAAACAGGATCACTTCCTTCTGTCATTATAATTATATCATATGTGTTTTTTATTTTCATATTAACCTTTTTTTGGATTGTTAAAATCTACTGTAGCGTTACTTCTACCAGTGTAAAATAAATATCCATCTTTTTCTATAACAGTATCATTAGTGTTGAACCATCCGTCGTATACACAAATATCCCCGCATACCCACAAACACGAATCAACAACATGCCAATTACAATTAAAAATGCTGCCAAGGATAGTTGAATTATTGGGTGTTACTTCTTTAATACTATTTACATCTTCAATACTATTAAACATCTCCATAATAGCATTTACTCCTATCTCAGTCATTCCCCAAATTGTAATTACTTTTGCTCCTCTGTTTATAAATGCCTCTATTATATCATAAGTAACAGGTTCTGATCCTATTAAAAATGTTTTGCCTGTTAAATCTAATGTTTTGAAGCCTTTGGTTAACATAACAGCCTTTGCTTGTTTAGGTGTTAAATGCGTATGTGTATATTTAGTAGCTACACGAACGTATTCGTAAGGACTAAACTTACCGTAGTCTACAGTTGCTCCTACTAATAGTGCAGGTATTGTTTGTGCAAATAATCCGCCTGCACGTTGAGGATTTAGACAAGTGTACACTGTACTTTCTTTTGTAATATTTTGTATATGTGCAGCAAACTTTGCGTCTGCTTGTATCTTTACAGGTGACTGAAAAATTGCTTTTGGATCTCCTGCAGAGCCAGAAGTATATATAGTAACTCCGTTATCTATTACATTTTGAAAATAACCATTATCGTACTCATCATAATACTGTCTAATCATTGAAATATCCGAATTCAAATTCTTTATCTACATATCGCAATACATGGTGACCCATAAATCTTTCAGTAATAGTTTTGAACATCGCATCATTTTGATTTGCAACATATCTTTTTAAAACATCAGTCTTTTCAATACGCTCTGATGTAGTTTTCTTTGCCCAATCCCAAAACTCATTTTGGTATATAGAGCCGCCGTGGTAGATTAGGTTAATTAAATCTTCTACTGCACGATAGTTTAGGATGCACAGTTCGTTAGCTTCATCTTGGGTAATCTCTCCGCGTATGTATTGAGAATGAATTTCAGCATTCTTGACTGCCATATAAAGAGAGTTTGCACTCATTGGTTCAAAGAACACTGCACGATTTCCACTCTTTAATATTTTATCATTAATAGTTTTCTTGCAGTAATATGGTTTTAAATCAAATGTTCTAAAATTACCCCTATCATCATCTGATGCTTCTGTGATACGAACAAGTTCATCTTCTGCTTCTTTACGTGTACAAAACTTATTATTGTATAGGAAACCGTGTGATGTCCTATGCTGTAGAGGAATAACAAACATCCATCCGTACTTGTGTGCAACGTGTTTTGTAAAACCAAAATCAGATGGTGTTGGATCATCGTAGACTAATGCAGAGTTTAAAACAAGTTTACACTCTTCGTAATCAGAGAAATCTGTTGGTTTGCCACGACAGTCAATAATGTAATCAAAAGAATGGATATTTCCATGACCGGGCCATCCTTCATCTTGTTTGATTAATATGTCACCATTGTTTGGCATAAGTTGTGCATCGCCATCAATACAATTGTAGTTTGGATATATCTTTTGTAATCTCTTTAGCCCCATTTCGGCAAAGTCACGAGCATCAAAATGGACAGCATGATAACCAGATTGAAATGGGAATATAATTTCCTTTTCGCGCCAATCAATATACTGTGTGCCATACTTCGTTGTGCTGTTTATTTCGTTAGCTTCTGTTGCGAATATGAAATCAAATGCTTGACCAATAGCAAAGGTTACTTCTGAGGTTGTGCTTTCGCCAACGCCAAGAATAGGTTTACTTGTATCAAATATATGCGTAACTTTGCAATCAATACCGCGATTTTTAAAATCTTTAAGTATACAACCAGTAGTAAGAATACCAGCACTGCCTGCTCCTAAAATTGCAATTTTCATTTTACTCTACTCCTTGCGTCCAAGTAAATTTTATTATTTAATTTCCATATATTTTGATTAGTGTAAAATACTTCTTCTTCTGCAACAAAATCTACTATGCCTGATTTTTCTAATATAGAGTACAATTTGTTTAGTTTTAACATTTTTCCACTTGCATCGTTATCTGTATTAGTTGTAATATAGATTGGACCGTCTACATGATCTATAACTAAAGGTAAATGATAATAAAACATCCAACAATTCATATGATTTTTAGATAAACCTCCCGGAATAGAATGCAGCTGACAGCCTCTAAAAAGTGAACGATATCCGTCAGCAAATTTGTGCAAGCCACTTATGCCAACAATTTTATTATCAGCAAATGTAGCATACCAAGATCCGCCATTTGCTAAACACCAATCAAACTTCATTGCTTCTAATGTGTTATTATTTTTATATCCTAACTTATCACACTCTTGTATAAACGCGATTAATTCAGGCGTTGCATGATATAACTGTTTTGTTTTTATCATGAAAACTTTAACTCTAGGTCTTTATACACAGTTGTAGAACCAAACATAGCCGGTAGTAGTTCTGGTTCTTTTGTAATTTCAAATTCACTAAACCTATCTAACACAGCGTTAGTGATAATTTCTAAAAAATGTTTTACAAGAAAATCACCAGTGCAATGATGTGGACCGTATGCTAGAGTAACAGGCAACGGTTCGTTATCTCTTTCTAATTTAAACTCAAGTGGATCTTTAAAATATTTTGGATCTCTATTTGCTCCGTATGTATAAAGAAGTATTCTGCCACCTTTGTCAAATTTGTATCCATGGTAATCTACAGTGCGTGTAATATCTCTTATTCCGCCCTTCATAGGTCCTAAACGTAAACTTTCACGTGCAAATGCAGGAACAAGGGATCTATCTTTTTTAACTCTCGCAGTAATTTCTGGATATTTACAAAAGTTCATTAAGATATTTTGATATAAACTTAATGAAAATGTAGGTATTACAACCGTCCACAAAGATTGTATAAACATATATGCCATTTTTTTAGGATTATCATTATACTCCGATTGCTTGTCACTAAGATTTTTTGTCATGTTGATCATTGTGTCTGCATTAGGTTCGTCAATATGATAATAGTCAATTGCTTTATCTACTATTTGTGCAAACATGTTGTAAAATTCGGTTGTTTCTGCAACAGGTTTATCATAATCGAAGTCAGGATTAAAATTGCTAAAAACACCGCCAGGTTTCATCCATTGAAAGTAAGCATCCTTAACAAACTCTTCATTAACATCTAGTATATGCCAAGGAAATTCTATGCTTTGTATCTGTGTATGTGTAACTGTGTTACCAATTATATCGTATGCTTTGAAAGGTTTTCCCTTTTTTATACTATCAAGATTACTGTATAAGTTGTTAGTGAAGATTTTAGTAAAGTCGGTAGCTCTACGCTTTAGCCAATCTAAGCTGTTCTTTTTTGCCAAATGATGATGTGGGCCTTCACGCAATGTAAGTGCATATCCTGCTCTCCATATTCCTCCTAAAGGTGTTGGATCAAAAGGAGCAGGAGATGTATTTGCTAAACTAAAATCCTCGTTCATCTTAGAAGCTTCTTTAAGCCTATCCATCGAAAATATAATCCAATGTTTATATATTGGGTGCCAATAAAACCCGCGAGGTTCTGTAGCAAATAAACATTCTGCGTGTTCGTCCATTTTATAAAGAAATTTTGGATTAACTATCTCAAAATCATTTTTGCGCATTTTTATCTCTAATTTAACAGTAAATGTATTTATTGGGGGTTGACACTTATGTTGCTCCTTGTGAAATTATTCTAACTTTCCAAATGCATACAAACGTTCTGCACAAAAGAAGCAATAACCACAATGCTTCCAATCATGCTGTTCTTTTGTATTAAATCTATGCTCTTGGTATCTTGTTTCACAACTATACGTTAGCGGATAAAGCTCTTCTAGCATACCAAAATATTTGTAAACATCATAGACTAATTTTTTATCAGCATGAATAAAAGGACGTATATTACTAAATTTACTATTACTAATTTTACCATTAGATACTGATACGTTTTCGTATACTTCGCTACCCAATTCTCTTTTTGGATCAGCCCCTTTGATATATCCTAGTGCAATATTAGTTATCTTGTCATCGCCATATTTTTTTATCACTGCTTCGCTTATATCTTCTTTTGAAGGATTGCTAGTAAGTCCGCTATACACTACATCTAGCCTATACTGTTTTATAGTGTTCCTAGACATCTCAACTTGTTCCTCTGTATAAAAATTTACAGTGTCCCTATCTTTGTGCTTATTGGAATATTTTATAATATGTTTAGCAGGAGATTTTCCAGTTAACTGTGTTACTTTATCAATAATTTTTTTAGCGCCTTCGCTATACCACGGTTTGAACTCAGTATCTAAAGTCATTGGGTAAATGTTTACATCGGTCCTATCCTTAAAGTAATTACATACTGCATAATATAATATCGAACTGTCGGCTCCGCCTGATAATTTAACTCCAATATTTTTCCAATTATCGTCAAAGTAAAATAGTTCATTCATAAACTTCTACCCTTTTCATTTTATTATATTCACACAAGTTGTAGATAATTTCTTTTTGGTCTTTATTAGTTTCTAACATTGCTACAGGAATATTTCCTATTGCATTTTTAGGATCATCTTTTGTAAATCCTAGTGCAGTTAAATAATTATTATTTTGATCCCACCATTGACTCATACCTTGTAAAAACTTATCTACGTTATGTTGCGACCTATTAAAAAAGTATGTGTTAAATCCTGCGCTGTAATATCTTAACGGACGTATGTTATCTTCACCTACAATATCATCGCCGTCTTTGTATATATCATATAAAGGTTTTCCTACTTCACAATAATTGATATATACTTCACCAAAGTTTCTTAACAAAGTAAAATGTTGATAATCTTCGTCCAACAAATCATAACGAAGACTGCGGTTAAATCTACACACAAGTCTCGGATAATTTTGTTTGTATGTACTACTGCTATAAAAACTTTCAGCTCTATGAATTATAACATTATATCTTTCAAGGGCTACTTTCTCTTGATCTGTTGCAGTTTTCCAATACTCTGCTGAAGACAATATTCCGCCACGTAATGTTTCAAAATAATGATGTAAATGATTTAATTGTTCTTGCGGCATACCTACAAATGCTGTATGATGTATAACTGTATTAGTAGAGTTTATTATTTCAATACAATGATTTAATTCATTTACTATTTTTTCTTCTGTCCAATTATCATTAGGAAAATTATATAATCTGTCAGGCTCTGCAACTGTATTATCTATTGAAACTTGCTCTATTAGCGATTCAAACCATCTAGCTGAACACGGTGTGTTATATACATTATACGTTAATGCATATTCTTGATCTAAACTGTTAGCAAATATAATACTAAACTTCATTAGTTGTCCAATCCAAAGTATTCTCGTGTCATAGGTCCTATAACGTCTACTGCCTTCATTTTACGTTGGGCTAGTAAAACATCAAACTCGTGCTTTAGTGATTCCTTACTGTGATTAAATGATGCTGTTGTTAATGTATTGCATAGTTCTGTCGACTTCAATTGACTTTTTACTTTATTAATTATATGGTCTGGTAAGTTTTGATAATTCTGTAAATGTGTTGCAGGTTTAATTTCGCAACTATAAGATACTAAATGTCTTACATCCCAGAAGTATTCTTCTATTTCTGGCAGAAATTCAAAATTAAAAATGTTTACTAAGTTAGCTACATTAATAGATATGTTTTCATATTTGTGAGAATTATTTTTTAGATACTCTATATTCTTATTCATTTTTTTCCAACTGTGCGGCCATCTTATAAATTCATAGTTATTGCCTACAGAATCAATACTTATTCTTAAATGGGCTCTTTTAGTTTTAGATAGTCTAGACATTATTTCATCGTTAAGTATTGTACCGTTAGTTGTAACTTCTAACCTTAAATCTTTGCCATAATCTTGATCTATAACGTCAGCAATTTTATCCCAATTTTCTTTTAGGAATGGCTCGCCTCCTAGTAATTTAAGGGTATGAACTTTATAATTTTTTAAAATTTCTGCAACAATATTCGAAGTACTTTTAGATCCTGCTAAAGTTGAATTTATCAAAGGTATCCAAGATTTGGGTCTATTTTCTTTTTCTAGTGTACTAGATAGTTTGTGAATTAAACTACTTGCATTACTACTACAAAATGGACATGCTAAATTACAATCATTGCCTAATACAACATCTAACTTATTAATGTCATAATTATTGTACTCTGTTTTTTGATTAAGTTTAATCCTAGGACTATCTATTCCTTTATCTTCGTAATTTTTACAAGCCAAACATGCAGGATGTAAATCATCATTAGCTTCAAAATAATCTCTAAAGTGTTGTAACGGCATAAGTTGCATTATATCTTTTGGTGAGTCTATTTTTATAGACTTAGATATATGTGCAGGAATTAACTCGTGATTTAAATGACAACAAGGTTTAAGATTAGCATATAGACCGTCAGGATAATCGTAAAGTCTTATACGAACTCCTTTTTCAACAAAGCCGCAATGATTTGCCTTCATTACTTTATTCCTATTCTCATGTATCGAGTATACTTAGATAATTGTAATTCTCCTGCAAAATATAAATGTGAAGTAGGAGTCAATCTAGCAAAATGATCTAAATCATTGCAACAATTTACGTGCTCTGTTAATTTAAAATAATTATTAGTTTGTAAAACAACAAGTGTTCCTACAGGTATGTTATTGTACCATTTTATAAAATCGCTTGTTGGTATATGTTCGCAACTTGTATTAATAATAGTATTAGGCATTTCTACTAAGTCTTGTGTAGTTCCGTTTGAACGATATGTTTTATACTCTAACGGATAATCCATGTCACATACGTCTAGAGTAGTTGCTTTAAACTGCCAGCCATCCATTGTTTTATTTCTATTAAAAGTTTCTGCAATGCTTGCACAGGAGTCGTCTATATCAAAACTTCTTATTTTAGCTAGTTGTATATTGCTTTCAAACAAAAACGAGGCTAAACTGCCATACCAACCGGCACATAAAAATACAGTACCTAGAGGCTGTTTAATCTTTTCTAATTCGTTTACTAACCAACGTTTTGACTCCATTTGACCTTTTGAAAATAGGTCTGTTAGATCTATATTTGGAAACTTTTTAAGTACTTGACCAAAATTGTCAAAGAATTCACTATTGTGTATTGACATTAAACTGCTCCTGTAGCCAATCAAAATTGTTTATTAACGAAATATCATTATCGCCTTGCCCAAATTTTTTGCCAGCAATAGCACCTTGTACTGCATAATATCCAAATTCTCCGTCTTGGATTGTACACCATGTGTTTAATCTTTGCTCAGTTTCTTTATCTTTTTGTCTAGCAATTACACGGCTGGAAAGTTTAGCACACTCTCTAAATGCTCCTTTCCATGCTTCGTACGGACTTGTATCAAATTTTGTAATATTAGAAATAAAAGGAACCGCTTTAAATTTATTGCTTATACTTGTAGTCATATCAGAAGTAGTTGTATCTACATCGATTGTTAATTTTCGGGGAAGTAACTTTACCCCACCATAACCATATATTAATCCGTTAACTGGATTTAGACTGCGCCATACATGTACAGTATCTAAATTATATTCGTCAACTACATAATTAAATAACATGTTTTCTGTTATAAATGCGTCACCGTCAACTGCCCAAAACATTTTTGTAAAACTTTTTTTTGCAGCGGCAACATGTGCATTATGTATACCTTTTACACCGTGAACACGTTTAGCTAGAGGAAAACGTTTTTTTAATCTTTTATAGTTCTCATCTGCATTTGGTTCTTGATAACTAATAAAAACAATATCATACATTTCTTGTATTGCCGTAGCCTATTACTTTATTTTTATCACTTGTATATTTTCTCCAAGGGTCAACTACAACACTTCCAGTAGGAATAGTACAATATAGTTGATCGTTGTCGTCGCCTTCTTCCTTCATATATTTGTAAGTTGTACTTGCACTATGTGCAAGTAAGATAACACATGGTATACCGGGTTGGTTAATATCGCCTGTAAGAGGATCTACATAAGTTGGTTGTACGCCTAACTCTATACAATAATGTCCTACTAGCAAACTGTAACTTCCGTCACAATAAGGAACACCTGGTTTGTACGCTTTGCCATGTATAAAAATAGGCATATTATTTTCTTTAGAAAGTGTAACAAGTTTTTTAGCTAAATTAGATGCTTGTATTTCTCTTGCATTCATAATGCTATCAAATAAGTCGTATCCAAGGCCTAACTCATTTGCCATAAATCTTAATGCAATATTATCTCTAGGATGACAGCCGCCGCCGTCACCCATACCTGCTGTCATGTATTGTGGGCCCATGATACGTTTGTCACTATGCGCAAGTGCGTTAGTAACTACATCAACATTTATATTACCTTGCTTTTCTGCTACGTCTTGAATCATATTCACAAGTCCAATCTTAGCACTAATAAATGTATTGTAAAATACTTTGATACATTCACACTCGTCCCATGTACCAATCTCATATCTTGGATTATTTTCCATTACAGTTTTGTAAAAATCTACAAGCTGTTTTGCATCCCCAGTTTCGCTACCGTCTTCTGTACCTATCATTACCATTTCTGGATTAACCATGTCCCATGCTACACTGCCCATAGCAATTAAGTAAGGATTATATACAAATCGAGTATTGGGAACAAGTTTAACAAACTCTTTACGTGTTGTTCCCGGCAATACTGTGCTAATAAGTACAAGTAACTGATCTTTGTTCATGTGTTTATTAGCTTCTATCATAACTTCTTTTACAATATCATAGCTGAAATCCTTTGGATCTAAGTGTGCAGTTGGCTCTCTTCCATCATATGCAGGGTCGTGCGGAGTAGGAACTGCAATAAAAACAATATCTCTATCTTGTACAGCGCCTTGTATTGTTGGGAACATGTTTATTAAATGACTTTTTCTTTTTTCAATGTCGTACCCTGTTACATCATGGCCTTTACTGGCAATAGCCTCTGCGCATGGCATTCCAAGTTTACCAGTTCCTATAAAACCAATCTTCATTAATCTACTCCTATTATATGCGTATATTATTTATCGTGAAATATTGGCATAGTTGACAGGTTTGGATAATCCTTCCATGACCAAGATTTTGGCATTTTGTTTTTTGCATCATCTAACTTAGATAATCCTAAACTTGCTGTTTCTGGAGTCATGTAGTAATGATATCCTATTGTTTCTATGCTCTGTTCTTGCCAATTAGGAAATCGAGTCCTTCCATCATAACTTAGCTTTATTAATTCGTTTTTGTCATTCTGATTGTCGCAAAGTATCATGCCGCCGCGTCCAAGACTTAGATGTTTTTTAAATTGGAAACTAATACACATAAGCGTGTTAGGTACATAGCTATTTTCGCGCCATGTTACTGCGGCATCAATTATATTTGTGTGTGCTAAATGATAATACTCTTTCCATTTTGCATCTACTAAACGATATTGTATACCTAATTTTTCAAATGTCATAGGTACACTAACATATGTGTGTTTAGGACAGGCAGTATGTTTAACATTATTATATCTTAGACATAATTCTATAGCATGTGTACAACTATCTACAGCTACAGCATAAGGTGAACCAAAAAAATGTGCTATCTTATCTTCAAATTCATCTATACTAACAAAACTCATCTTAATTTCCTTGCCGGTGTCCCAACATATACTCCTGGATTGTCTATATTTTTTGTTACGTTACTAAATGCACCAATGACTGTATTATCACATATGTCTAGTTTATTCATTACACCAGATCTAAAATTAAACATACAATTTTTTCCTATAGTAGTTTTACCCGCAATCATTGTGCCACTGTGTAACATACAGTTATTTCCAACTGTAGTGTTATGACTAATTAAACAGTACGTTTCAACAAAACAATGTTTACCAAGAACGGCTCCTTGCATAACTGTACTAAAATTAGCAACACACGAACCTTTACCAATTACAGCACCTTCGTGTACACTAGCAGTTTCATGTATAAATGTTACACAATCGCTGTCATATTCGTCTAACAAGTCTATTGTTTGTTCTCTTTCTTTTAAGTCTAATGCAAACCCAATAAAATATTGGAAGTCATCTTTACTTTGTAAATTTTTAAATTCATCCGGAGTCATAATACTAATATCTTCATTTACAAAGTTTTTTCCATAGTACATACTGTCTTGGGTTAACATACTTTCGGAATAACCAATTATTTTTAATGGTTTTTCATTTTTTATCATCATGACCGTATCCTTTTGTATATTTTGTTTTTTGTTATAGGTGCTTGTAGTAACATTTCTTGTAGTTCTTCAATCCAAACTTTGTTGTGTAATAATGTTGGTAACATGTCATCATACATTTCTTTTAACTCTTTAATACTTTTGCCGTTTATCCAGTCAATTAATTTAAATATTTTTTCCATACGCTTTGCATGGTCTTGTTCTAGGTCGTAACTTTCGTCAAACCAATCACTAAAAGTTTGAAATCCCCATGCCCTCATATATTCTAAATTGCCAGGCGGTCCTACCATAATAACAGGCCTATAGTTTAGCATAGCATTCATTATCTTTTCTGTCAAGAGTCCAGTTGGCTCTGCATAGCGTGTTTCGTTTACAATAGCACAAAAGCATTCTGCATATGATTGTTTAGGATTAGTGTCAATATGAATGTCTATGTATTCATCTATACTTAATTTTTCACTTATAGGTGTGTCCATAGTTACAGGAGCCATTGTGTTTAATTTATCTGCACCAATTAATAATGTTTCTTTACAAGGTAACTTATCTGTAAAAGAGTTTTTTAATAATATATCTTTACTACTATTATACAACCAACTTACATTGTAGCTATCTGTTTTAGTTACTAGATAGCTTGCTATACAATGTCTGTGGCTTGCATATCTCCAGTTGCCGCACCAAAACTTTTTTGTTATTGCTTGACTGTTATAGATTCCTTCTTCTTGCATTACATTTATCGTAGCAGGATAAATCCATCCTACTGGTGTGCAATTTATTTTTATATCAGGATAAAACTTTTGTAAATATGTTTTACACTTATAGCTAGGACAATATACATCTACATTTTTTAATTTATTTCTAACTACATATTCATGTATACTATCAAATTCTTTTGCACGAATAAATTCTGAATCATTTGCACTCCAATTTGTATAAAGATTATTGGTGTTTTTCCTATTATCGTAAGTTGATAACGGCTCCCATAGATATATTTTAAAACCTTTTTTATTACAAAAATTAACTTCTTTGCTTTTCATTGTAGCTGTGCGCAACCAATTTATAGAATTTACACCAAAATAAACAGCATAAGGAGAAGTAACTTTTTTAAAATAAGTTTTTTGTAATGCTTCCCAACATACATTCCACCCTCTTTGTAGATTAGTCTTATTACTGGGAAACCATTGCTTCCCTAGCAATATATTACTAAACAGTCCATGGTCTTTTGAACTTTCTAACGCCATTTATTCATTAATCCTTTAAACTCAGGAAATACATTTTCAAAATTTATGCCTCTTCTTTTATCATACTCTGTAAAAAACTTTACAAAATTTTGTTGTGCATCTATACGTTCTTGATCAGTAGTAAATCCCTCTTTCATAAATTCAATACTACGTTCAAATCTACTAATTTGATGTGGTTTGAATCCTGTCCAACGTGTGTCTCGTTGACCGTCAAGATTAGCTTTCATATAGTCTAGTGCTTCTTCTGCATAATGCCAATGCTCTTGTGGTGCAAGTTTTAAGCTTTGCCATGCAGGATGGTGTAGAGCAGGAGTATCCACAAATACTCTGTGATTACCGTAAGATATTAATTTACCCGTGTTTTCGTCCCTACGTACCTTACGCACATTATGGGCCTTTTGTAGCGCATGTATGCCCTCTAGCAAGCGTTTTATGCTAGGTAAGCTCAACATATTAAATGTAACAATAAACGTTACTAGACCGTTGTGTGTGTTTGCTAGATAGTTGTTTACGTTATTCCATAAAAGATCAAAATCTAGTCCATCTCGCATGTACTCTGCTTGTTCTCCCCAACCGTCTACACTTACAAATAATCTAAAAGAATTTAATTTGTCATATTCTGTAATAAAGCCAACAGTATCTACAAAACGGTTCCAGTTCTTCTCAGGTACACTAGCATTTGTAGTAATACTCATATCTAAATCAGGACGGCCGTTATCTACAACATAGTCTAGCACACGGAATGTATTCTTATCTAGTAGTGGCTCACCACCTGTCATTCTAAAGTGTTTTAGTTTAGGATATAAAGTTGGCCACCATTTCCAAAACGCTTCCACATAAGGATTATGTTCTTTTACTGGAATAGGATATTGTCCTGTTTCTTTGAAATACTCTATACTATTGTGCGGGACTTTTGTAGGATAAGGTCCGTTGCGTTCTATATCTTCTGCCCACTTGCTACTTAAATGAGGGCTACAATAGCTACACGCTAAATTACATGCATGATTAAAATTTACTTCTAAGTAGCGTGGCTCAATGTCTCCATCTGCACCTTTAGCAAGTACATCGTTCCAGCCTTCTTGTGCCCATTGCTCTGATGAACGATAAAATCTGTCACTTAAATGATCCCCTTGCATTGCTTCTACTTTCCAACAGGTACTGCACCCGCTAGGTTTGCCGCCAGATAACATCTCAGCACGTTCTTGTTTCTTTTGTTTAGTATTATGAAGTGCTTTAAAATTTTGTTCAACTTCTTCTGCATCAATTTTATGCAGGGGAGGCAAGAAACAACTATTTGTTAATCCAGTAGTAAGATGTATACTACTCCAAAGCCACTTAGCCATGCACATTGTAGGTGACAACTCGTCAAGTAATGGAATTACTTGCTGTGCAGCAGCTTGTGGGTCAGTTTCTGTTATTCTTTTAGCCAAGGATATTCCTCTAAAATATAGTTTGCAAATCTTATGTTAGACGTTAAGCCTGGATGATCTCCGTCATCGGCTAGATCAGTATATCCTTTTTTGGCAGATACAAATTTCTGCCAATGTAACAAATTACAGTTGTCAAAAATTGTTGTGCAATCAATATTTTTAGTCCAGTAGTCTAACTCCCAATCAGTAGCTTTATCTTTATAAATCATAGGCTCAAAGTTTATACATCTTATGCCCTTTTTTTCAAATTTGTTATTAATATAATCTATTAATATTTCAGTATCATGCATCATATGAACTTCTGACCAATTAAAATAGTGCATTTTAGGTCTTTTACTTTTATTCTTTAACATCCAATTTCCAATTTTCGTTGTTTGTACTCCTTGAAATTTGCTGTGCCAATCAAGATAAAAATACCTATTTATA